CCCGATCGCCGCCGCCCACGCGAGGGTGGACAGTATCAGCGGCGCGAAGGCGAGCAAGATCTTGACCGCGACCACCGCCGCGATGGCGCCCAGCACGACCAGCGCGGCCTTGATGGCGTTCGTCCCGTTGACGGCCTTGTTCAGCACGCCAACGTAGTGCGCGAGCGCACCGAAGAACCTGGTGAACGCCGGCAGGAGCTGCAGCGCGAGCTTCGTTCTGAGCGACGCCAGCACCATGCCGAACTTGATCTGCTCCTTGTGTGCCTCCTCCGCCTTCTCGGTCCAGGAGGTGTCGAAGGAGATGCCGAGCTGCTCGAGTTCTTCCTTCATCTCCTCGATGCCCTTGGAGCCTTTTGACAGCACCGGCAGCATGCGCGCCCCGCCGCGCCCGAGCAGCTGCGTCGCGAGAGCGACGCGCTTGGCAGGGTCTTCGGTCTTCTCGAGCCCGTCCGCCATCTCGCGCAGCAGGGTGTCGCCGTCCTTCAGCGTCCCGTCGGCGTTCTTGACGTGGATGCCCAGCGCCGCGAAGTGCTTCCCAGCCTCGCCGCCCGCCGTCGCCGCCTCGTAGGCGTTGCGCTGCAGGAACCGCAGGGACACCGCGAGCTCGTCCGCCTCAACCCCGGACAACTTCGCCGCGGACTGCCACTGGAACAGCGCGTCCGTGCTGAGACCAGTCTGCTCGGACGTGATGACCAGGTTCCGCCCGAGGTCGACGGTCTTCTCGACCATCTCCACGAGCCCGCCCACGATAGCCCCCTCGACGAGCAGGCTGCCGAGGTGTTTCAGCTTCCCGAAGAGCCCCTCAACTGCCTCAGCGCCAGCAAGGAGCGGATGCGCGTCGAACTGGACGTCGAACTTGGCGAACAGAACTACAGTTCGCGCAGAGCCGTCACGAACCTACCCTCACCATCCGCGTGTAATCTATCGTGCTTCCGATAGGTCCACAAGGGTCCGTCGAACGTGCACCGCAGGCTCTGTTGCGGCTGATCGAAGGCGTGGAAGTGGTCACGTTCCTAGTTTAGCGCGTTTCCGCCGCCTTAGCCTCTGCGGCCTCGAAGGCGGAGATCACCGCGTTCGCCTCCCACAGGTCGAGCAGTGACCAGGACGTGTGAACCTCAGTCAGTGTCGCGTAGCCCGCGCGCACGACGCGCCAGATTTCCCAGTCTACGGCGTCGGGGATGTCGACAGCGATTCCGCGGCCTCGCTCGACTTGCGGGGCGTGATAGCCTGCAGTCCTGCTAAAAAATCGGAAAAGTTCCAATCAATACATGCCCATAGCCACTTGAACATCGTCCACAGCTTGCCTTGGAACACCGTCTCGCCGGCGCCTTGGACGCTGACCATGTGCGGGCCCACGCGGACCTTGGAGACCCCGCCAAACTTCCCGCAGACGTACTCGAGGTCCTCCTCGGACAGCGCCGACATGAGGTGCCCGAGCGCCGCAGCGACGTCCACCGAGCCGAGGTCCTGCCCCGCGAACTTCGTCAGCGCCGGGCCCAGCACGCGCGTCAGGCGGACAAGTACAGCGCGCGCGTCCTTTACCGGCAGCTGCCCTACCTCGAACTCGAGGTCGTCGATCACCACGTTCTTGGTAGCTAGCATGGCGCTAGCCTAGCACGACGGCAAACAGCATCGCGGATCAAGTCAGAAGCTAGCGCGCCCCCCTCGCGGCGGAAGAGTGAGTTGACCCAAGCTCCCGCCCATGCGTGTTTGACGAACTGTGCCAAAGGCCAAGATGTGACCCAGACCGCGTCCGCCGCTGGAGTTAGCAGCACCAAACAACGCCCAGGCGGAACGAATTGAGGAGCCCCCACCTTCTGGCGATTGTAGTGTCTATCCGCGAGCGGGCGCGCCTTGGGGTCGGCGCGCCATGAAGGTGACCAGAGCACTCAGAACGACCACGCGTCGGCTTCGATCTCGATGGCCAGCCATCCAGCATTGACGATGATCTTGCGACCATCCGCTGTTTCGAGACGGTGTCCGCCGCTGGGCCTTACACAGAGCCGCGCGACATTTTCTACACGCAGCGTCTTCCCGTCAGAAAAGAGGTAAGTCCTGGACTTCTCGCCTTTGGATACGTCGAGCATGCGCGTAGCTTAGCACGGGCCGCGCGGGAACTGCCCACATCTCCCGGTGACCGGGATCCTGCTTAGACGGGCGGCACGTGCTGAACTACGGCGCCTTGACGTAACAGGCGATGCCCTCGAACGTATAGCCGTAATTGGCCACGGCCGAATCGCGCTCTTCGGCGGAGCACGTGTAGAAGTGGTCCCCGTGGCCCTGCAGACGATATAGCGGCACGAGGTCGCTGGGCGAACCTGTATTCGGGTATGCGGCTACGGCCAGAGCTAACGCGGCATTCGCGCGTACCACGGACTTGTCGGCAGGGAGCCCCTGCGCGATACTGGCAGCGAGGACCTGCAGCCAGATCCAGCGCTGCTGGTCCAGAGTCACGAGCTACTCGGCGGCTTCGGCGGTGGACAGCGCGGCATTCGCCGCGGCGACGGCCGAGCCGAAGTCGTACACGAGCTGTCCCGAGGCGGCGACCGCGAAGGCCTTCAGCCACACGGACAAGTCGCTATTCGTGCTGACCATGGTGTCGGCAGCGAGGATGGTCGAGAGCCCTTTCGGGTCGGAAACGATTTCAGCTGACATGCTAGTTGCCTCCCACAAACGGTATCAGGTTCGCGACGCGGATGGGCCACTCAACCGGGACCGCCTTCTGAGCGAACTCGAAGTCGGGGGACTTCACGATCCAACACGCGGGGGCGGCGAAGATGGTGTTCCCGTTGCGGTCCTTGACGAGCAGGGGGCCGATGCCGGCGCCGTTGCTCGCGAGCTTGTCCGCCGTGTGCAGCGCAGCGAGCAGGGCGTTCGACGCCGAACTCGACATGAGCGTGAGCATCACGTCCGCGCGGTTGTCGTTGGTCTTGCTGCGCGTGACTTCGCCGTCGAGCGAGACCACGTCCACGAAGGCGTCGGTCAGCATGCTGACCTTCACGAAGGTGCCGCCCTCCTCGCCCCGGCCGGACTCGACCGGCAGGCCCGCGAGGATCACAGAAACGTCGTTGCTGTCATACACCTTCATTGGAATCCTTAGACGCTAATGGTCCCGCTGATGTTGACGGCCTGGATGGCGCCCGCGAGCGTGGCCGAGAAGGTCACGTTCGGCAAGAGCCGGTTGGCGCGGTCAGACTGCGCGATGTCCTTGACCTTCGGCGCGGTCACGACCGGCGCCGGATCGGCGGCGAGGAACGTCGCCGTGATGCCGTCCTGGAGTTGGGCCTTGACGCCGCTGACCACGAGGTCCACGCCAGTGTCGGTGTAGGGCACCTTGCGCACGGCGACGAGCAGCCCGAAGACGCGCTCCTTGAGCCGCGCGATCAGCCAGTCCCGCCCGAAGGCGATGTCCACGTACTCGCCCGCGGCGGACTTGCCGGGATTCGTCACGTTGAACCCCGCGACCGCCTCGTAGACGTTCCCGTTTTTGCCGAGAATGATGCCCTGCTGTGTGGTCGTGACGGCATTGTCGACGGGCACGCCGCGCAGCGTCTTCAGCGCGAAGGTGCTCGAGCCCGGGGCGAACGGCAGTTCCTCGCAGATCCAGGCGAACCCCGAGTAGCTGAGCAACTCGTTGCCCGAGTAGAGCCCGAAGGTCTTGAAGTAGGCCGACGCCTTGATCGCCGCCATGACGTCCGTGGTCGACGACCCGTCGCCGCACGCGGTGTCCGAGGAGTTGTACGCGAATAACTTCAGGTTCGGCTCGACCCAGGCGGCCCCCGCCTGGACGTAGGCCTTGGAGTTGTAGGCGAGGCCAAGGCCGTACCAGTCGTTGTCCTCGGCCTTGATGGCGTCGAGGTCGGTGGCGAGCGTGCCACCCACCGCGGTCTGGTCGGTCAGCGCGAGGTTCCCGGTCCAGTTCGCCACGTCGAACAGCTCGGCAGGCTGGTTGGCGGTGATCGTGACCTTGGCGCTGGAAGGGGTCGTGACGGTGACGCCGACCGACCACACGAGCGCGCCGTTATTCGCATCGGGCGATACGCCCGCGGCGTTGTTCACCTTGACGCT